GCAAAAATAGTTTGTAACCCTTGATAATAACTTGGCGGAAATGAAACATAAGACAAAACCCCAGAAGTACCTCCCAAAAGATCCTTAGAATTGATTTCCCCTTGATTACATTCACAGGATTGACATTCAGGATAAGTAATCATTGGTAATCTAATAGTAAAATTCTTAGTTTCACAGGTTATTCTTAATCGATTACAAATAAACCCGAATGGTCTGACATTTATTACAGGAATTTCAAGAGGACATAAAAAACATAAGGCTTGTATTACAACAGTATAAATATACAATATAAAGTGAGCAACCGCCAATAAAACTATTCCCACAAACTGAAGTACCACAAATATTATTGAAAACAAGAAGAACAATAAATCAAAATTCTTAAAACCATCATTAACAGGAAATTTGTTTATTGTGCTATCACATGAATCGTCATCAATTTCTTTGATACCAATAAATCTACCCCTGCCACCTTTTTTGTATTGGTCAATTAAAGATGATACAGTGTATACCCTATTAAATTGAAATTCATAAAATGTATCATCACAATTTATTATTTCATCGAGTCTGTCAATTTGTTCTTCCCCAACAAATCCATCAGTATATCCACTCCACGCTAATCCGAAATAATACGAACTCTGTTGTTTTCTTTTATTTATTTGATTAGCAAACTCAGATGGGTCGGTGTTAGAATTAATCCATCCATATTCTTTAACATTAGGTAATAAATAATGTGGTCGTCTAGTTTGTATTGTGAGGTCAGTTGGTTGGGTCCATTTTACCTTAAATCTATATTTGGATTTTGTAGGTATCCCTATTGATTGGTCGTTCGAAAGTACTCTCTCTCCAAATTCATTTGTTATGACATAATCCAAATTCATTGGTAACTCAGTCAACCATGTTCCATCTCCATCTATCACATTTCCCGCCTGATCTAATTCATACACTTCTAACACAGGATTTCCATCCTCATCTTGTTGTATGGTTTGTCTGATCGCTAATATTTGTCCAGGACCTGAAGTTAATCCACACAAGTTACCCATATTGTCTCGGGGTCTACAAGTGTCTCTTATTCTGAATTTATCTGGTGATGAAAAAACAGACCCCATGAAAACCGCAGTTGGTTGTATGTCAACATTGGCATCGTCTCGTAAATCAAAATCTAATCTATTGATTGATATATCACATATTTCAGGGTCACCCCATAGAGGTGATATTTCTGCACTTTTTGTTAGATTGATAATTTGTGGTAAAGAATTCAAATCATTTGATGTTCGAAATCTGTTACCCGCTACTTGTGCTTCTGTGGCTAAACCGATTCTAATTAAATCTTGAGGAGTTAAAGAAAATTCCCCGATGTCAGAAAGGTCAACGTCCATGACTATCGTTTGTTCTCCTAATGGAACTCCCATAATCATATAATCACCACTATCGTTAGTTTTTGTTGTAAATCTGTAATACTTGTCGTAGATTTCAACCGCAGTGCTTCCTGTTAGAACATCGGATTTTGTTGGTAATGTTCCAGTCGCGGCATGTTTTGAATACGAGGGAGTATATGGTAATAGATTATATCGATATCCATCATTATTTTTATCGCTAGGTGACTTGTATGGATAGATACTTGTAATAATCGGGTTTGACTCATCTATTTGGTCGATAGGAATGAATATTGAAACTCGAGCATTTGGTATCCCAAAACCATTGTTCGCGGTGATTCTACCAACTAAAACACCGTAATCCGCACAACTTCTTGTGTAGATATCTGTTTGTTGTATTTTAAGAGATAAAATTTCTAAGAACTCAAACTCTTGGTCTAATTGTACATTTATCGATTTGTTAATACCAAGTTCGGTTCTAATTCTATATGAATCACCCATGTAATATCTTTAGTTTATAAATAGTTTATGTGTAATTTTTAAGAATCAATTAGACACACATTATAAATTATAAACCAAAGATTGGGATAATAAACCTATTAAGAGAATGTTGTGGATTGGAAGTTTACCACAGAAACTTTAATATCCTTACTTGGATATCTAATTTGGTAAACTTGGGAAGGTTGTGCAAAAATTGTATCAGCAACAGGTGCAATTTGTCTGGTTTCAGGATCTGAATATTGCATGGACGTTTCCGCAGAAGAATATTGTCCCCCAACATTATTGAACACTTTTATTCCAGCAACTGTAAGTACTCCATTTTGATTTTGTACAATACTTTGAATCTCGGACAAATAAACATTCTGTCCTAATTCTCTTACTTGTGGATTAAAATAGGTAGAAATTCTATCCACAACATCAGCAATAACTTGTCCTGAATTTTGCGCTGAAGTTAAAACAATCGACACTTCAATACTTAAGTCGATGACCTCCGCAGTAAAAATAGATATGTAATCATTCATCATTCTATAGTTCGACAGGTAAGTCGCAACGTTCTGCTTCAGAGTATTGGAAACAATGTTGGTCAATTTTCCTGAAGTATCATATGATAATAACTGAATTAAGATTTTATTATCGTTTTCCGTAACTGAAACTTTTGCAGGTGCTCCAAACTCTGATGGCATATTCCTGATGATAGATTCATAATCTTGTACTGTAACCGCTCTTTTCTGTGCCGAGAAGTTAAACGAAACATAATTTCTTATTTCTTCTAAAGAAGGTAGACCCGCTCCACCAATAGCCGCGGTAACGTTGTTACATCTTAAAGAATTAACTACGGATGAGTTTGTAAGTTCTGATGGTCCATTAACAAAGAAAGACACTGTTCCGATTTGTGTAATAACATTTGTTCCCAAGTTAGTACCTAAACCACCCCCAACTCTGTACTGAACAAATAGAGTTGAATTAGGTGTCAAAGCCGATCCTAAAGATAAATTATTTGAATATCTTTGTAAGTCTATTGTTGCCCCTAATGTTGTGAATTGATTCAAAGCATCTTGAGCAGTATTAGTACCTCCACCAAAAGTTAATTTCTTGAATCCTTCAGGAGTATATTCAGTAATGAATCTATTTTGTGTTTGAATATATCTACCAACTTTGATACCAGGCTGGTCAGATACTTTTGTAGGGTCTTCAATGAAAACTCTATCTTCGGCTAATGCATCGACTTCATACCATTTACTAGAAACCCCTAAAAATTCTGCGGTTGTTGGAATGTTGGTATAATCAGTGCCACTCTTAAGTAAAACACTTGTAATACCTAATACATTTTTTTCCGGTAGGAATAATTCAAAGAATGGTTTTACATCGTTTGGTGTTATAACTCTTTTGAAAACTTTAGTAATACCATTAACAACTAATTCTCTTTTGGTAATAGTATAATTTACCAAAATATTATTTGCGTTGAAGTTCGGTATTTTTAATCTGTTAGGAAATCCTTGGGCGTTATATGGTGATGTGAAATCAACGTCATATATGTTTTCAAATACAATACCAGCTCCTGATACTTGAGACCCTCTTGCCAAAGTTCCGAGGTATCTTTGGTCTTCAGCGTCACCAAAAGCAGGAACCGTAATCGAAAAATCAACTAAAGAAACTGACGGTCTCTGACCAGGTAATTTCAATCCATAAGTTCTAGCAATATTATAAATCGAAGACCTTTGTTGTGCATATTGTAATACAGTTTCTTGAATACTTCTGTCAATATGATAATGTAAGTTATCCGCTACCGCAGCATTCAAATCCAAAAATACTGAGAATACAGATGCGTCATTAAAATCCTGAATCAGTTCAGGATAATATGTTCTCACATAATTTAATAACTCAGTTCTTATTCCTTGATAATCTCTGGTTGTATATGAAATTTTACGATTTGCCATCTATATTAAATATTAATAATAACAAAATCACTCTGAGCAAAAGTCGATCTGTTGTTTGAGTAATCTATTCTAATTTTTGCAGTATATTCCGAAGTCCCTTTACCAGGTAATCTATAAATTGGAGACTCACTCGTTCCCACTATATTTTCACCTATCATAGTATCAACCTCCTCCATAGGATCGGCAGGTGTAATTGTTATTTGATTCAATAACAGATTTGGCATAAAATTTTGAACCGCATCCCTTATATCTGATTGTATTGCGTCAAAAGTTAAACCATCAAAAGGTTCAAATAAAAATTCGTATAATCTGGTTCCAAATTCAGGTAAATAATATCTACTTCCTTTTCTAGTTAAAAGTAAGTGAATTAAATCCGATTTTACCTGTTGAGATTCTAGTTGAGTGAGTTCTAAATAATCACCCCTTCGTGAATCTCTGAAAGGAAAGTTTATACCATATGTAAATCCATTCGCCATAAAGATAAATATAAGACCCTTGTTTTTCCTTATAAATAGCCATAAATAAAAAATCCCGATATATATCGGGATTAATTAATTTAATTAAGAAGAACAACCAAAACAATCAATTTCAATTCCTTCAGGTTTTGGTGGTAAATTCATACTACTGTAATCTATTTTAGGAACTTCCACATTTGGTTTTGGTGTCTTAACCTTTGATAAGTCCAACGCTAGGTGTTTAGCTCCAGTTGAAATCGCCTTAGTCCTTACATAATAACACAATGTTTTCAAACCTTTTTCCCACGAATGAAAGTGAGATGATGTAATTTTAGACAACGTAGGGTTCGACATATATATGTTCATAGACTGAGATTGGTCAATGAATGGTGCTCTATCCGCAGCCATATCAATTAACTCTCTCTGTGATATTTCCCAAATTGTTTTGTATTTTGGAATTAGATGTTCAATTCTTTTAACCTTTTTGTTGTAGTTTTTGTCTTCAGTATCGAGGTATTGATTGAAGTTAATATTTTGTATTGAACCTTCATTCACAATAATTTCATTCTTCAAATCTTCAGACCAAATACCAATTTTTTCAAAGTCATTAATTAAGTACTTGTTCACAATCATAATTTCCCCACCAACAACTCTTCGGTTGAAGAGTGCTGAGTGAGCAGGTTCAGTCATTTCGAACGACCCTGTAATCTTGGCAGATGACGCAACTGGCATCTGAGCGGTAAACAATGAATTACAAACTCCAAATTCTTGTACATCTTTTTTCAATGTATCCCAATCCAAACTCAAATCAGAAGACTCAACTCCCCACATATCGAATTGGAAAATACCTTTTGACATTGGAGAACCTTTGAAGAATTCGTAAGGGTGTCTAATTCCTTTCTTACACAAATCATTACTTTCAGTAATTGATGCAAAATAAATCGCTTCAAATATTTTTTTGTTCAAGTCCTTAGCCTCATCCGAAGTGAAAGAATAGTCCATTAAACAAAAAACATCTGCAAGTCCTTGAACCCCAATAGCAATTGCTCTTTGTTCAAGTCCACCTTTTAATCCTTTTGCAGTTGAATAACTATTTTTATCGATAACATTGTTCAACGCTCTGACAGCCTTTCTTACTTCATGAATTAGTAATGTATAATCAAATTTACCTTCAACAATAAAGTTCTTCAACACAATAGAAGATAGTGTACAAATAGCAGTTGTCTCCTCATCAGTAAATTGATAGATTTCATTACATAGATTGGACTGTTTAATGACACCAATATTTTGATGATTTGTTTTTTTGTTTGCGCTATCCTTAGCACATAAGTATGGAACACCTGTCTCAACTTGGGATTCAATTACCTTACTCCAAATCTCCTGAGCCTTTACCTTTTTACCAATACCAGCATCAATTGCAAGTTGATAATTTTTCTCATACTCCTCACCATAACATTCTTGTAACGGTTTAATACCCGCTTTAAGAATATCATTAGGGCAGAACAAATACCATTCTTCGTTATTCTTAACCGCTCTCATAAAGTTATCAGGAATCCACAAGGCAGTGAACAAGTCTCTTGCTCTTAATTCTTCCGCTCCTGTATTTTTCTTGATATCCAACAAGTCCATAATATCTTTATGCCATGGTTCTAAGTAGATAGCCGCGCTACCAGGTCTTCTTCCCTGTTGATTAAAGAACCTTAATGATTCATTAACAATCTTCAAGTACTTTAATAGACCACCAGCAAATCCTCCTGAAGATTTAATTCGACTTTCTTTACTTCTAATATTAGACATAGACAATCCAATACCCGCAGCATCCGAAGAATAAGTTGAAATATCATTCAATGATTTTAGTAATCCATCTCTTGAGTCTGAGTTGTTATAATGTAACACACAAGACGCTAACTGAGGAACTTTAGTTCCAGAGTTAATCATGATTGGAGTTGCCTTAGAAATCCGTTGACTTGACAAAGATTCATAATAATCCATCGCCTCTTCAAAAGTATTTGTTACCCATAGAGCAACTCTCATATACATGTGTTGAGGTCTTTCGATTGTTTTTCCTTCAGGTGTTTTCAACAAATACATTTCCTGTAAAGACCTCCAAGCGAAGTAATCGAAATTATAATCATTTTCGTGATTGATTACTTCATCAATTTTACTTGGCCCATATTTTTCAATAATAGACATAAGGTCATCATGTACAACACCGTCAACGTGTAACGTATGCATTGTATTTGAAAAACTCGGGTCAGTTTCTTTGTGGTAAGAAGAAATTGCTACAGAGGATGCAAGTCTTGAATAATCGTAGTGACTACCAGTATAAGCCGCTGCAATCTCGTACACAAGTTTATCCAACTCCTTAGTTGTTATATTTCCTTCAGTAGGTACTGAGGTAATAACTTTGATAAAAATTTCATCAGAGTTAACATTCAACCCTTTTGCAGCACGTTTAATTCTATTATAAATTTTTTGAGGGTTGAAAGACTCTCCTTCCCCCCCTCTTTTTTTGATTTTTAATGACATCATAAGTATTAAGATATTAAATTAAAAGTCAGAATCAAATGATATTGTCTCATTCAATTTCGCTTTTTGATATTCCATTGTTCTTGACTCGAAAAAGTTACCTTTGGTCTCAACGGCAATTTGTTCCATAAACTTAAATGGTTGTTCTACGTTGAATTCTTTTTTACATCCAAACTTAACCAACAGACCATCAGTTACGAACTCAAGATATTGTTTCATCAAGTTAGAGTTCATACCAATTAGTGACACTGGTAGAGATTCAGTGATAAATTCTTTCTCAATCTCAAGTGCTGATAATAGAATTTCTTTAATTCTTTTTTCACTTGGTTTGTTTTCCAAGTGGTTGTTCACCAAGTGAATTGCGAAGTCACAGTGTAGGTTTTCATCTTTGAAGATTAGACTGTTTGCATTACTTAGTCCTTGCATTATACCTCTTGACTTCAACCAAAAAATTGAACAGAATGACCCTGAGAAAAAGATACCTTCAACCGCAGCAAACGCGACAAGTCTCTCAGCGAAAGTTGAGTCTTCAATCCAATCGAACGCCCATTTAGCTTTCTTCTGTACTGCAGGTAGATTATCTAGTGCTGTGAAACACAATTGTTTTTCCTCTTCGTTTGAGATGTAGGTATCAATCAATAGTGAATACATCAAACTGTGGATATTCTCCATCATCAGTTGAAACCCATAAAAAAACTTTGCCTCAGGATATTGCACTTCCTTCAAGAAATTTTCCGCAAGGTTTTCATTTACAATACCATCCGAAGCTGCAAAGAATGATAAAATATTCTTGATAAAATATTGTTCATTTTCGGTTAGGTTATTCCAATCTCTAATGTCATTTGTTAAATCGACCTCTTCCGCAGTCCAAAACGCTGCCTGATGTTGTTTGTAAAATTCCCAAATGTCATCATGTTGAATTGGAAAAATGACAAATCGGTCGGGATTCTCTACTAAAATTTTTTCCATAATTAATTAATTGTTTTTTTATATTGTTTGTTTTTGTTGTTCTTCTTTTTGTTTTCTTTTCTCCATCAACTCTTTGACTCTGTCTCTCTTCTTCTCTTCTTGTTGTTCTTCAAATCCTAAAAACGTAACTGAACTTTCAGTATCAATTTCAAGAAGTTCGTTGTTGAACTTACAATTTTCGAATACAACTCCGTCTTTTCCAAGACGTGACTTTGTAATCGCAATTGTAGCGAGATTCATTTCCTTTTGTTGAAGAGTTTTTGCCACCGTAATGATGACGTGTCCAACTTGAGCCTTTTTGATTGATCCTCCCATTTGGTCAGTGGTTACCACCTCAGAAGAAATAGAACTTCTGTTACCCTGTGTAGCGGTCCAACCAACCAAATTAAGTTCGTGACACATAGCCTCAAACCCTCTCATTACCGAACCTTCAGCCTTCCACTCGTCCTTTGATGATGACTCAGGTAATACACAGTCGATATAATCTAACATAATCATATCAAGTTTATTTCCATCCGCAATCATTTTTCTAACCTGATTTTTAAGTTGGTTCATTGTCATAGTATCCGATGCCAATTTCTTCAATACAAGTTTGTTTTTCATTGTTTCTTGTATTTCAGTAACCTTTGACATTACATCGTCTCTATGTTTTGCCAACTCATCAGGTGGAATACCTGTCCATATTGTGAAGTGTTTCCTTTGAACAATCTTTGGATTGTCTTCAAAGAATACCTGAAGGACATTGTATCCCAAGTTGAATGCGGTATTTGCAATCTTAGTTAAGATAGTTGTCTTACCCACACCAGTTGGTGCAAGGATTACACCTATCTCTCCCTTAGCTAAACCACCCTTAAGTAGTTTATCAATACCTGGTATACCCATAGGTATTGGATGTCTGTAATCCTCATCTAATACTGTTTCTAAATCAGAGAAAATATCCGTCTGACCTTTCTCTATTTCACCTACCTGTAACGCCTCTCTAACTAACCCCTCCACTTTATCGTAAGATTCAAAATCTCCTTGAGTGATAATTTTTTGTGCCTTATCCATAGCCTTTTGAAGTTCTTGTTGTTTACAGAATTTCAAAGCCTTTTCTTGGACAAACTGTGTTCCTTCAAATGGTGCTTCTTTAACTTGTTTTAGTGTGTCCAAAACAATTTTAGCAACCAATTCTTGTGAAACTTCAGACTTAATGATTTGTTCGAGAGTTTCGAAGTTAGGGGTTGACTCATACTTCACATAGTATTCCTTAATCATCTGTAGAAGGATTTTGAAATACTTGTTATCAAAGTATGTGGACTCGATGACATCAAGAATAGATGATGAAAAATCTTTATCTACCACTATTTGATTCAATAACTGAATCTGAAAAGTGTTTCCTAAGTAATCGAAATTTTTGTTCATATATTTGTAATGCTCCCCTGTGTATTATTAAATACTCACTTACTCAAATCAAAATCCAAATATTGATAAGATAATCTTTGTTCTGAAAAAATGTCAGTTAATTCTCT